GGAGAATTAGATGCGTATCGACGATTTTAAAAATGCATTAGCCAAAGGTGGTGTTAGGAATAACCTTTTTAGGGTTCAAGGTAATATTGGTAATACAACTTTACCCACCAAAGTTGGTTTTCTCTGTAAAGCCGCACAACTTCCATCAACCACAATTACCCCCATTGAGGTTCCTTATAGGGGAAGAAAACTTAAATTGCCTGGCGACAGAGAATATGCTGAATGGTCATTAACATTTATGTCTGATGGTGAATTTGAATTACGTAATGCATTTGAAAAATGGATGGATGACCTCAACCAGACGGTTGACAACGTTGCAACTGAAGAACTAAATCTTAGTGGTGCATTATTCCCAGAGTGGAATATTGACCATTTGGACAGAACAGGTGAACCAATTAAGTCTTATAAGTTTTTTCATTGTTGGCCATCAGAGATTGGTGCAGTAGACACATCCTATGATAGCACAGACCTAATGGAATTTACAGTAAGTCTTCAATACACCTACTTTACTACTCAAGGTACTGACGTACCTGCTCCATTGGGTATTGCTCCTGCGCCAGGTGGTTAAAAATGGTTTATAATTTAATAAAATCATAAGGAATCTATATTATGCCAATTGAGTTGTTCGGTTTCAGCATCGGAAGAAAAAACGCAAAGACTGTAGAAGACAAAAGAAGCGAACTAAAGTCATTTGTCAAACCTGAAAGCGAAGACGGTGCATCATACATTGATGCCGGTGCAGGATACTTTGGAACATATATTGACTTTAATCAAGAAGTCAAAAGCGAAGTCGAATTTGTTAACAGATACAGAGAGATGGCGCTCCATCCAGAGTGTGAATCTGCTATTGAAGATATATGTAACGAGGCAATAGTTTACGACGAAGAAAAGCAAAGTATTCAGTTAGCACTCGATAAAACAGATCTTTCAGACAGTATTAAAGACAAAATACAAGATGAATATGACCACATATATCATATACTAAATTTTACAAATAAAGGATTTGAAATTTTTAGAAGATGGTATATCGATGGTAAACTTTATTATCATATGGTTGTTGATTCTAAATCACCAAAAAAGGGTATTCAAGATATTCGATATGTTGATCCCACTAAGATAAAGAAGATAATCGAAATAGAAAAAGAAAGAACAGTAGACAAAAGAGGTGAAGGTGGAGAACTTGAGGTAATTAAAAAAACAGAAGAATATTATATCTTTAAAGAAAAACCAGAAATGTCTGTTGGTATTAAAATTGCTCCAGAAGCAGTTTGTTATGTAACTTCTGGTCTTTATGATGCAAGTAGCAAAAATAGAAAGGTTATCAGTTATTTGCATAAAGCAATTAAACCACTAAACCAACTTAGAATGATTGAAGATGCTGTGGTGATTTACCGTATTGCACGTGCACCAGAAAGGAGGATTTTCTACATCGATGTAGGGAATTTACCAAAAACAAAAGCAGAACAATACGTTCGATCCATAATGAATAAATATCGTAATAAACTGGTTTATGATGCTAATACTGGTGCTATCCGTGATGATAAACGACATATGTCTATGCTTGAAGATTTTTGGTTACCACGAAGAGAAGGTGGTAAAGGAACAGAAATTTCAACTCTTGATGGTGGTCAAAATCTAGGTGAAATGGAAGATGTATTATATTTTCAAAAGAAATTATATCAAGCATTGAGCATCCCAAGAACAAGATTAGAGTTGGGTGAACAGTTTAGTATGGGTCGTGCTTCAGAAATTAATAGAGATGAAGTTAAATTTATGAAATTCATTGATAGATTACGTAATAAATTTAATGATATATTTAAAACTTTACTTAAGACTCAATGCCTTCTTAAAGGTATTATGACAGATGAGGATTGGGAAAAAATCGCAAGCGATATCAAATTTGACTATGTTCGTGACAACCACTTTGCAGAATTAAAAGACTATGAAATTTTAACAGAAAGAATGAACATTCTTCGTGATGTCAATGATTATATTGGCAAATATTATTCGGTTGAGTGGGTAAGAAGAAATATCTTACAACAATCTGAAGAAGAAATGAAAGACCTAGATAAAGAGATAGCAAAGGAACGAGAGTCAGGAATTATTACCGATGACGGTAATGAGGGGTATTAAAATTGTTGTTTAATAGCAAAGATATAATTGAGGCATTGTCAGATAAAGATTTTAATAAGGCAGCGGGTATTGCTAAAAAAGGTCTTGCTGAGGTGTCTTTGTCTTATATTGACCATGCAAAAATGACCTCATCTAAAGGAATGGTGTCTGAAGCAGAGACACCACCAGATAAAGAAGATGTTCAAGGTACAGAAGACGACCCGACTCTTGATCCATCTAAAGATAGGGAGTATTTTCTTAAATCCTTTGAACAAGGCGATGTCTTAATCACAATTAAGACTATTGGTGTTGGTAAAAATAAACCAGTGTCTGTTTATATAGACGATGTACGATGGGAGATGTTCCCCGGCCCGACCAATGCTGAAAAAGAAGCAAAAAAATTCATAAAAACCAAGCAGTATGATTTATGGAGAGATAGAAAAAATTTAAGCAACGGTGTTGTTGATGAACCTGAACCTAAAAAAGAAGAAGAAAAAGAAATAAAGGTAAAGAAAAAGGTAAAGAAAAAGGTAAAGAAAAAAAAGAAGGTGGTAAAAGAATCCATAAATTTTCTTGAAACGGTTGACATGACTGTTGGTGGTAAGACTTTTACCGTGTCAATCGCTAATACACCAGAATCATTACAAAAAGGTTTAATGTTTGAAACTGATATGGACACTGATAGGGGAATCCTATTAGTGTTTGAAGAGCCAGCAAGACATGGCATTTGGATGAAGGATACAAGTATTCCATTAGATGTGGTATGGATGACTGAAGTGGGTACAGTTGTCGATGTTCAGCGTCTTCAACCCCATGATATTACAATTAAATATCCACATGCACCCGCAAAATATGTCTTAGAATTAAATGCTGGTGAGTTTACTGGTAGAATAGGTGATATAGTAGAAATGGGCGGATTTCTGGAAAATGAACTAAATGAAATCTCTATACAGGGAAGAAGAAATATAGCAAAGGCAGCAAAAAGAACTGCTAAAAGACGTGCTAAAACCACACAACGCAAAAAGAAACGACGAAAAACTAAGGAAGAACTCATCACAAAGGCCAGAAAGATGGCTAGGGACAAAATAAAGAAAAAGATTCTTAAAGGTAGAAGTGAGAATGAATTAAGTTATGCTGCAAGAGAAGCCTTAGAAAAGAAAGTTAACAAAATGAAAGGAAAAATTGAAAAAATCGCTAAGAAGATGCTTGTTGTTGCTAAAAAACAAGAAAAAGAAAGACTTCTAGCAATGAGAGCACCATCAGAAAAAAATGAAGAAACAGTTTTAGATAATATTGAATACATTGTTAACAATAATAGAAGAGAGATGTTGGTTGAATTTGATAATGGAGATACTATGCAAGTGGATGAGACTACTGCAAATACCATTCTTACAATGCACAAGGCACTAAATAAAAGAAATAAGATTAAATTAAGAGAAATGATAAATAAAGATAAACACGGTTTTATGAAAGCCTTAAAATTTTCATTAAACCATTTAGATAATGTAAGGGACTTAAAAGGATAAATTTACATGAGCGCCAAAGAAATTGTTGAAAACTTGCTAGATGAAAATGCATATGCTGCAAAAGAAGGGATAGAAAATCTACTATTTTGTAAAACAGCAGACACACTTAGAGACTTAACCCCTGCCTCAGCAGATAGGAGTTTTAGAGTAGAAAATGCAGTACCATTTTTGAGTGAAAAAGAACAAAGTCCTGAGCAAAAAGCGTATAGAGCGTTGTTCGATCGGATCTTGAAAAAGTATGGTGTTGATAGCCCTAACGACCTTGAAGATAGTAAGAAAGACGATTTTTTCAATGAAGTAGAACGAGAATGGAAAAAAGACCCTGCCAACGATAACGAAGGTGAGGGCGAGGAGAATGATTAATTCATGACTATTCAAAACAGACATTATTTACAAAAGATTAATGGTATTGGTCATCGTCGGCAACAACTTGACGAGCAAGCGGGGTCACTATTTCCACAGGGACAACTTGCAAGAGTTCTTGGAGAACAAGGATCTAGACGACGGAATGGACGAGGACAACAACAAGGTCTGCCACCCAATGGTGCTAGACCCAATGGTGCTAGACCCAATGGTGCTAGACCCAATGGTGCTAGACCCAATGGTGCTAGACCCAATGGTGCTAGACCCAATGGTGCTGCACGTGGTGGTTTGCCT